GGCATTGGGCATTTGCCTATGCAGTGGGACCAGTCGTCTCCGCTTAACGCGCCGCACTTGGGGCACTTGAATCTAGAAGTCATCGAGTTCGGTTCCTTCGATTTCGCCAAGCTGTGACAGAGTAGATCGCTCCTGCGGCATCTCGACCAGCGAGCGGTGTAAGTCCAACTGGAGCGCGTCCACCATCGTCGTGAGTTCGGCCCGGACCTCAGTTGGGAGGGAGTGTGCCTCGGACACCTGGTCGATCCAGAGTTGTGTCGTGGTCTTGAGACGTTGGAACGTCTCGCCCAACACCATTAGAACGTCCTCGGTTTTCCAAAGATCGCCCGCTTGCGCAGCCCATTTCTGTTGCTTGAGTTTCGCGTCCCACACATCTTTCTGGAGGGACTGCGGGAGATCGTCGGTGCCCATCTTCTTGATCGCCTCGGCAGCGTTCATCTTGGGCGTGATTAGGTATTCGAGGGCCTGCCGGAAATCATAGAGCGGCGTCCCGCCCCTGTGACGGGCCATCGGGCCGAGGTTTGCCAATTTCTTAGTGATCGTCTTGCGATCTCGTTGCAGTACCTCCGCCAGGAACGTGATGCTCACCGGCTGGAATAGCGCCTGGACGATCGCCGCGTCCCCTCGCGCGAGCGCGACAGGTTTGGCCGCCGGTTTTTTCGCCGGGGCCTTCTGCTTCGCTGGTTGCTCGGGGGCGGGACCAAGAAGGTCCTCGAAATCATCACTCATTTACGCTCGTCCTCTGCTGGTAGTGTAATTCAACCAATTGGTTATTAGCAAACTAAAAGTTGATATTGTGTTCCGCATAAGCGATGATGGACCTGTCCGCTTATGCGGCATCTGGGGATCAGGTGTCGTCGCTCCTCCTGAACCTGATCCCCTTCAACCCCTCAGTCCCTTCTTGTGTTCTCGGCCACGGCGTCTAGCCAGTCCGCGTATCCCTGCATCATCTCTGTCCGGCCCCCCAGGTAGAGAGCCTTGTTGTATGCCGCCCGCACGTTGTCCTTGCTGCTGTGGGCAAGCTGCCGCTCGATCCAGTCGCGGTTCCACCCCTGCTCGTTCATGTTGGTCGAAAAGGTCGTGCGGAACCCGTGATGGCAGTGTTCCTTGCGGGTATCGTAACCGAGCCGCCGCAGCGCCGCGTTCAAGGTGTTCTCCGACATGTACCTGTCCGGGTATCGCAGCATCGGGAAAACCAGATCGTTGTCTCCCCGGCACACCGAAAGCGCCTCCAGGATTCTCTTGGCCTGCCGGGACAGTGGGACCAGATGATCGCCGTCCTGGCCCTTCATCCGCTCTTTCGGCACCGTCCACAGCCCGAGGTCCAAGTCGATCTCCTCCCACCGCGCACCGCGCAATTCCCGCGACCGCAAGAAGGTGTAGGCCGACAGCAGCAGCGCAGCCCGGGTTTCCTGGCCCGCCGTGTCAGGGTAGAGCCGGATCGCCCGCATGAGGCCGCCCACGTCGCTCGGGCAGGTCAGACCGGGATGCTCGCCGCCCTTCGTCTTGATAACAGCCCGCGTGACCATCCGGGCAGGGTTCCACTCGACCAGCCCCAAGGCGATCGCATAGTCGAACAGTTGGCCCAGCTTGCGGTGGATGTCCTTGGCCTTCTCGACCTTGCCCTCCTCCTGGACCTTCTCGACCAGGGCGAGGACTTCCGGGGGCTTGATCGAGGCGATGTCCCGACCGTAGAGCGCGCCGCCCGCCAGGCTCCCGAGGTTCCAGTTCAGCTTGTTCAGCGTGGCCTCCGCGATACCCTCTTTCATGCGCTTGCGAATGAACGCTGCCGCGACGACCTCGACCCGGCGTTCCTCGGGCACGGGGGCCTCCTCGGCGTCCGCCGCCGGAATCGGATCGCGGCGGATCGCGCCCGACTGCCGAGGGTCCTCGCCGCTCCTAACCTGGAGGTTCACCCTCTCGGCTTTGGTCCGGGCGATCGCCAGCTTGAGTTCCGGGAACTCGCCCAGGGTCAGGCTGCCGCGCTTACCGTTGAAGCGGTACTCTTTGACAAATACCTTCGCGCCGCTCGTGCGAACCTGGAGGAACAGGCCGCGCCCATCCGCCAGCTTGTATAGCTTGTCACCTGGTTCGGCCTTCTTTATCTGAGCCTCAGTCAACGCCATCGGGTTGTTCCTTACGTCTTTTACAACTTTGGTTGCGTAAGACTACGAACCTTCACCCTAAAAGTAAATGTGCTTACGTCGATCTTACGTCATTTTTGTTGCTCAGAACACCGATTTTGGGGAAGATTTGAACCCGCCTAGAGGTTAAGTCACTGTTTTTGAACGGTTTCCAGTTTAGGAGAAAGAGGAATTATCAACTAAAACTTGGAAACTGGTGCCCGGGGGCGGAATCGAACTCCAACAAAATAAGGGTTTTTGAGCGGTGAAAACTGACTTTACGTCGATCTTACGTCATTTTAGCTGAAAGGTGAATTATCCCTTCGTGGATGACGTAAAGCCCTGTCCCTCGTCTAGCCGCCCGCCAACTCGCTCACGCTGCGGACCGGGCGGATGATTTCGCCGGAGCCGCCCTCGGCTGCGTAGTCGCTACAGCTTTCGCGGCGCAGCGTGATAACGGAGTACCCGCCGAGCGATTGTCTGGGTGCCCCTGTCACGTCGAGAAACGTGACGCAGGCCGTGGTCGCCAACTCTGGCTGGCGCTCCTGCACCACAATGAGGATACGCGAACTGCCGATCGGCTCGGGTACGATGCAAGAGAATGTGTTCTCGTCTTTGACGTTCGCAACCTGGATCAGCGCCGTGAACCGGGAGCCGCCGATATTGATGCTCAAGTCCCAGGCGTCGTCCGCTGCCGGGAAAGAGAACCGCCCGCCGTTCATCTCAACCAGGCCCGCGACCAGGAGGACCGCGCCTTGTGCGCTCGTTGCCCGCTCTTGTGCGATCTGGGGTTTCTCTGTTGGCCGTCTGCCGAGCGTCAGCCAAACCTCGTCCACGCTCAGAACTTGGGCGATTTTTCGGATGTTGTCAGTCCGGGGTCGGGCCGTGCCGTTGAACCACTTGCTCATCGTGTTGGGTGATACTACAAGCCCGGTCTCGGTCTTGAGTTTGGCAAGGAGCCAACTTTGACGACCGTGCGGTGTTGGGGGCGAGAGAGGGTGTCCCTCGACGCTTTGGTTCAGCCGCTTGCCGAACTCCTCTGTGGTTTCTTGAGCCATTCCTGTAACCTCCCAGGTATACTATTCTGTTTCATCTATATCTTGAAACGTCCCCTTATGGCAAACTTTTTGTCTGCGGCAAAAACCCCTCCTGGTGGGTGAATCGCTGCATGTAGTCCCCGGGGTCCCCACCGACCCCCACATGCGGTGCCAATTTTATGACATATTTGCGACAAGTGCCACCTGGGCGAGAAATCTGTGGATAACTCAGGGTAGTAGTTGACATCCAAGCCCTACTACGTGAGGCGAAGTTGCGCCTTCACCGCGTCGGTGATTCGCTCTTGGGTGGCGTCCCGATCGGCTAAAACGTCCACCAGCCGCATGTCGAACGTGCCTGCCGTGAGGATGTGGTGGATGAACACCCGCTCGGCCTGCTGGCCTGGTCGCGGCAGGCGCGCGTTGAACTGCTGGTAGAGTTCAAGCGAGGCGTTGAGTCCGAACCAGACGATATGGTGGCCCCCATATTGGAGGTTCATGCCGTGGCCGATCGAGGCCGGGTGCGCCAGGAGCATCCGAACCTTACCCTTGTTCCAGTCATCGAGGACGCCCGGCTCTGTTGCCACGCGGGCGTATGGAAATTTCTTCTTGATCCGCGCCAGGTCGAATTTGAAGCTATAGGCCACAAGCAGGTTCGCCCCGCCCGTCTCTGCGACGATGGACTCCAGTTCGTTCACTTTGAGTTCGTGGATCGGGATCGTCTCCCGCACCTCTGTCATCTCGTCCGTGCGGTAGACCGAGCCGTTGGCGTATTGGAGCAGCTTGAATGTCAGCACGCCCTTGTTGACGGCCTCGATGTCATGCTCCTCCAGCGCCAGTTCCTTCTCGAACCGCTTGTAGTCCTTGAGCAGCTTGGGTGTGAGTTCCACGATCCGGGGCGGCAGATCGGGCAGTGTCATCACCGGGGGCAGCGCCACATAGTCCCGGGCTTTCATGGAGACGGTCACATCCTTGATCTTCTCGATGATCTCGGCCTCGGAGTGGGGATACGCGGTGTACTTCCAGCCTTTGAAGTCGGATTCAAACCAGCGGCTCAGAAAGGCGTCCTTGCTCCGGCCCAGGCGTTCGCCCTGGTCGATGATATAAAGCTGGCCCCAAAGATCGGTCAGGCCGTTTGGCGTGGGCGTGCCGGTCAGTTCAATCACGAAGTCCATCTCTTTGCGGACCTTGGCGTAGACGCCGAACTCGGAGAGGTTGCGAGACGCGGTGCGCTTTTTGCCCTCTTTGAGGCGGCTGCTCTCGTCATAGACCAACACGTCAAACGGCCACGGCTCTTTGAGTTCTCGGAGCGCCTTGTAGAGCCAGACCACGTTCTCGCGGTTGATGACCATGATCTCCGACAGCGGATCGGCCAGGAACTCCTGGAGCCACTTGAGGCGCTGTTCTGGCGTCACCTTCTGGCCGATCTTGCCCGACAGGCTTTTCCAGTGCAGCACCCGCAGGTGGCTCCAGGTCTCGAACTCATCAGGCCAGGTCTTTTGTGCCACGCGCAAGGGGGCCACGATCAGGACCTTGCGGACCATCAGCGTGTCCAGCAGACCCCGGATCGCGGTGGCCGTTGTGACGGTCTTGCCCAACGCCATCTCGACAGCCAAGAGCGCCCCGGGCTTTTTCCCGAAGTCGGCCTCCAGCCGGTCCGCCAGATCGACCTGGTAGCCGCGCATGTTCGATCTATCCAGCATCGTCGGTGTCCCTGTCGTCGATCACCTGGGGGTCCAGCATCTCCTCCTCCCACTCGGAGTCGCACACCGGGCAGCGCCAGTAGACGAACGCCGGGGCATTGTCTCCGCCCGCGCAGCCCGGGCACTCCGGGTCTGCGTAGTGTTCGGGGTCGTCTTTACCAGACATCCGGCTTCATCCTCTTGATGACGAAGAAGCCCCGATGTTCCGGGAACTCCTCCATGAAAAGCCGGGCGTACCAGGCGGTGAAATCGTTGCTGATCTTGAAGTCGCAGCCCCGCGTGACCACGGCGGACTCCCACCGGATGCGCGCTACGATCAGCCACGCGCCGGACCGCTTCCGGCCAGACGCTATCGCCTCGAAGCTGAACCGCTTGAACAGTTCGTAAACGTGCGGGTTCTTCTCGTGCCAGGCCCGCCAGCGGGTCTCGCGCGGCCCCATCGGCGGGTGCGGCTGCGCAATCGCCTGGAGATACATATCGAGAGAAGTCATCATAGCGGGTCCTCGCTGTCCCATAGGTCGTCGAAGATTTCCCGGCCCTGGGCGATGCTCTCGACGACATGCACGTCAAAGCCGTTCAACTTGAGCCAGTTGATCTCGCGTTTCTGCGCCGCCGAGGTCTTGCCGTTCGGGTCTTTGAACTCGATGATGACAAGCTGCGCCTGCCCTCGCATGAACCAGCGATCGGGACAGCCGCGCCGCCCGATGTACTCCATCTTGCGGGGCCGCCAGCCCAGCTTCTTCGCGTACTTGCTGACCTCTGACTCGATGTACGCCTCCCGGCGGTGCATATCGCAGCCCATCACGAGTCCTCCCGGTGTATCTCGAAGTGCCGGTACGCGGTGTAGGCCAGGCAAGCCTCCTGCAACTCGGGCAGCGCCTCGAAATGCTTGCCGGGGCTGGGTAGGTTTTCCAGAGCCAGCAGCAGCCGCGACAGCGTTGGGCCGTCCACCGTTTCTGTCGGGCGTTCGCGCGATCGCCGCACGGCCCGGTGGTTCGGGATCAACTCTTGCGACCAGATTCCCGGCACGGTGTTGCGCCAGACGGGCACCTGCTTGAGCCAGATTGCGGGTTCGTCCTCGGGGGCCTTAGTCATCGTGGCGATCCTCCCAGGCTAGATACGCGAAGATGCCGACGTAGAGGGCCAGAGCCGTCAGGCCGATCACATCTACCCACTGCGCGCCGCTCAATGGACTGCACTCGGCTTTGGCATTACTTTGGGCGGGATGTGGACCTCGAACCGGCCATCGAAGAACTCGGACGCCTCGCGCAACCAGACCAGGCCGGAGCCGGGGTCGGTGTACGCCACCATCATCGCCAGATCGCTCTCCCGGACCTGGAGGGCCGTGACCGCGTAGATCGCGCCCGTCTTTTTGTGTTTCACAAGCATTTCTGTCTCCTAATCTTTCAAGAATATCGGGGAGGTGAAGCCGTCCGCCTTGAGCGGCATCTTCTCGTCGGCCCACGGGGGCACGGTCGTCATGCACCGGATCAGACCGGCCAGTCGTTCTTCTGCGATGTCCTCGGCCTCGACCGCGATGATCTGGTCGTGGACGTGCATACGGATGTCGTAGCCCTCGTCGTCAGCCAGGGTCATCCCGTGGGCCAGGAGGTCTCGCGCCACGGCTTGAGTCACGTTCTCAGTCAGCTTGCCGGGGTGCGTGGTCACGCGCCGCCACTGGCCGGTCTCCATGTTCTCGTAGGTGATCTGGGGCTTGTAGATCGCCTCGCCGTTGCGGCCTTTCCAGGGCATCTTGCGCCGCTGAATCTCGGGCCGCATGTAGTGGAGGAACCGCCCGCTCGGCAGCCCGATCCGCAGGAACGGCTTCTTCATGTCGATCGTGAGGTATCCGACCGTCTCGGGCTTTCCGGTCTTGATCACGCGCCGGACGGCATCGTCCAACTCGTACCAAAACTCGACGACGCGGTGGAACTTGGAGCGGAACGTATCGACCGACAGCTTCGACATCTCTTTCGTCAGGGGGACGTGCATCGCCCAGGCGTAGCCCAGCAAGCCGGTTGCCTCGATCTCGCCGGTTGAGTGGTTCTCGCGCTCGTCTCCCGCGCTCAGCATATAGCCGCAGTTATGAACAACGAGAGGCCCAGCGTCCGTCAGGACCACGAAACGGTTGCGGTCCCCGGTATTCAGGATGTCCCACGTTTCGCTTATTTGAGTTTTGAACGGACCGGGTTGCGAGCCGTAAATTTCCCGGTTCGTAGTGGCCGTCGTTGTCTGCGCGGTCGATTTCGAGCCGTCCGTCTGCTCCGAGTTCATCGACCAGGTGTTCAACCCAATCGTCGGCGCACCAGAACCGCATACAAATTCCCCGACCCCCGTAATAGTCGTAGTTCGCGTTGTCGGGGTTCTCGCACCGGCTTCGCGCAGAATAGAAACGATTAGCGAGGAGGTCGTACAGTCGAGACCCAACCCGTTTGCCAACTTCTCCTCGACGATCTTTCTTGGCACAGCTATCGCAGCGGTTGGTTTTGCCGTGGACGAGGTTGCCTGTCCCGATGTCTTGTTCGAGGCCACATGAGCAACGGCACCTGTAAAGAGTCCCTGTTGACCGGCTGCTGCCCACGCGGCGCAGAACTTCCCATTCGCCAAAGCGTGCGCCCGCAGCGAGGATTCGTTTTCGACCCATTCTTTCGCCTCGATCCATTTTTCTTGATTGCCGTCTTGCGCCAGGACGCGGTGGCCCAGCGTCACGGTCAGCCCGTGGTGGTTGACGACCTCTTTTGGGCCTTGGTACGCTACCCCACCGTGCGAGACCCATCGGTCCCCGTCGAACAGCTTGTCGGTATCGCGGACCTCCACGATCCGCACCCACCCGCGATCGGTTAGAACCGGCGTATCTGCGCCGAAGCATCCGAGAACCCCCGGCTTCGCGGTGGTCCTCATGCTCTTGTCCCCGGCCTTCACGCGCGCCTCGATCTCCGCATAAGGCAGCTTGAACATGTCGGTGGCGAAGTCGATGTAGGGGTCCAGGTTCTCCCAGAATACCCGCAGAATCTTCTCGTCCTGGGCCAACCACCCGAGGACCACGTTCTCGATCGCGGACAAGTCGGCGTCGAGGAGCAGCGTGCCCTCCGGGGCTTGCACCACGGGGCGGACGCCAGCGGTCAGCACCTCCATCGGATTGTCATACTTGGCCCAGATTTCCTCCGGGGTCAGATGCTCGATGTCGTGGATGCACTCGTGGATTCGGTTCTCTAGCGCCTTGTCGGGCTTGGGCAGGTTTTGCGGCTGGAACCGGCGTCCCGACCAGCGCCAGGTCCGGCCTGCGCCTGCGAACTGGTGGCAGCCACGGAGCCGCCAGTCGGCGTCGGTCGCGGCCCAGAGCGCCGGGTACTTCTTGACGCTGGCCTTCGAGACCCGCAACCGCAGTCCGAGGACACGGGACAGCAACTCGTCCGGCTCGACCAGGACCATCCGCAGATAGTCCGCCAGCGGCCCGTCGTACATCTCCACGGCGGCCTTCGAGTCCTCGACCCGCTGCGCTGCGGCTTTGGCTGCCCGCTCGACGTGGCCCTTCTTGAGGTCGTCGAAGTTGTAGCCGTGGGCCTTGAGCCAGGGCAGGATTTGCGCGTTGCTGTTCGGGTTCGCCAAGCCGGTCAGCTTGCGCAACTCGGCCATGTCCCGGGTGATCGTGAACTCCGACAGCTTCAATGCCGCTTTCACCGCTTTGAGGTTGATCGGGATTCCGGCGTTGTTGATCTTCTGATCCAGGTGCCACAGCTTCCACTCGTGGTCGGGCATCTGGTACTTCTTGAGGCGCTTGTAGATCGCGCGCTCGGCTTCAACGTCGCGGATGTTGTAGTCGAGAAATTCCTGCCAGTCCTCGGGATCGGTCGTGTGGTCGCACCGAGTCCAGGGCTTATGTTTGGACGGCTTTCTGGGCATACAGAATTTGCGGACCAGGTTGGTGCCGCGTGCCATCTTCTTCTGGTCCTCGCCCAGCCCGATCACATCGCCGCACTTGGACAGCTTGCCGGGGAGGCTCAGAGAGTAGGACAGCGCCATCACGTCCAGCCACCGCTCGACGGGGATGTTCATGCCGAGGGTATGCTCGAAGATCGCCATCTCGAACGGGGCGTTCCACGCCGCCAGGGTGATGCTCGGATCGGCCAGCGCGGCCTTGAGGTCGTCGGGCATAGGCTCGCCCAGGACGGGGAGCCACTGCTTGATCTCGCCCGTTGACCAGCCGTAGGCCAGCATCAGGACCTCGGTTGTCTCGTGCCGGGCGTAAACGGACGCGCCGGTCTTTGGCAGTTCGCACTCGCTCCAGGTCTCGAAATCTAAGTGGAATATCGGGCGATGAGGCACCTGCTGCCCGGACAAGGCTATCTTGCCGAGGTAGGCCGCGAATACGCCGTTTGCCGGCTCCGCGTCGTCTGTTTGGAAGTGCTGCCAGCCGAAAGGGAAACTCATTCAAGCATCCCCACGATGCAAGGGCGCGCGTGTAGGTGCCCGCCGATGATCTTATACTCGAAGCCCAGCTGGGCCGGGCCGGGGCACGGGCACTCCGCATAGTCAATGTCGCAGACCGGGCAATACCCACGGGAATCCCCGTCCTCGGGCCAAACGACCGGCTCCCAGCCGCCGCCTACTGTGTGATCTGTTGCCGCCATGTTGGTATTCCCCCGTTTGATTTACCGGCCCCCGCGCGAAACCTGAAAAACTCGCGGGGGCCGGGTATCTGGGCGGCGGTAACTCCCCCGCCCAGATTCACCCAAAAGGTGAAGTTTAGATCAACCCATTGGGTCGTCGTCGTCATCGTCGTCGTCGTCATCGTCCCACTCGTCATCCCCGATCTGGGTTTTGCCGAACGGTTCGCCGTCGTCCATAAAGCGCACGCCGTCGAGAGAGGCAAAGACGCCCGGGGAACCGCCCTTCTTGGTGCCAAAGAGGTTCAAGAAGCACTCGACCATGCAGCCACCGTAGAACGGGGAATTGTCGGGATCGACATCTTTCCGATTGCGTGCCACCAGGCGGAAATTTTCGGCGTTGCTGGCCTTTATGACCATCATGTCCTCATAGCCCGCTTTGACTGTTCCCTCGTCGTCGGTGTTGTCGTTACCGTCGAAGAAGCAACAGCGGTTCTCTTTGATCTTGATCTTGTCTCCCCACCCTTCCTTCTCTTTGGCAGCCACAATCGCGGCCTCGATCTGTTTAATGTTGGCCTTGCCGTCCTTGGTCGTGGGGTCGATCAGGAAAGAGGCGCTGAACTTGGGATCAGCATCTTCGTTCGCCTTCTGGCGCTTGTGGAGATGTGGGTAGGAGAGCCGCACGTTTTTCAGATATACGCGGCGTGATGTATCAACCATTGTTTTCGTCCTTCGTTTTTACGTTTTACGTTTTGCGTTTGTAACCCAAAAGGTGATTTTCAAGACGCGGGTTAGTCGTCATCGAACTCGTCAGCCAGGTCGTATCCTGGCCGTTTGTCGTCGCTGCTCACGAGCGCCAACTTCCCCTCGGAGCGGACGGTGTAATTGTTCACCGCCTGTTTCGCTTCCTTGGGAATCCCTTTGACCTTCTCGAACTGCGCGGGCGAAATCAGCACCGGGTCCGTGAGAGCCTTGTCAAAATCCAGATGTTCCAGGACGAACGCCTCGGCGCTCTCCGGGTCTGCCCACTTGCGCGGGCCTTGCCTGCCGATCACCGTCTTGGCTCCGGGCGTCGGACGGCCAGCTTTGGCGTCGTTCATCACCTGGCCGTGAACCGCCTTGAGCCAGGCGCGCACGCGGTCGGCGTTGAGCGCCACATTGGTCCGCTGCTGCGGTGTGAACTCGCCGTGGTCCTTTATCGAGATCACGTCCGGGTCGAGGTCTGCGAACTCCAGTTGGAGCAGGTCCATCGACCAGCGGGCGTATTCCTCACAGATGCCCTTGGCGGGGCAGAACTGACATTGTTTGTGTCCGGCGCGGAGCCAGGCACTCGGGGAGGTGGCGAGGTCGTAGGCTGTTTTCAGCTTCTCTCCAAACGCCAGCAACTCGTCTAGCGTGACCTTCCACTCACCGCCCCATTCCGGCACCTGCTCGGTGTCCGCGTCATCCTCGTCTTGGTCGTCGTCGTCAAAGTCCTCAACCGGGCCTGCGCCTGCGCGTGCCCGAGGCTGATCGACCACCAGGAGGAAATCTGTTGCGTCTGTTTCGTGGCGAGCCACGTTCTCCCAGAACCCGAGCGCATAGGTCATAAGCTGCTCGTTCTCGAAGGCGGAGACAGGCATCCCCGCGCCGTATTTCAGGTCGTTGATCACGATCAGATCGGGGGAGATTATCCCCACGTCGAGCGTGCCGAACTGCTCCGGCAACCAGCGATCGAAGCTGACCTTGTACTCGTTGACGACCCGGCCCTGTTGCTCGCGCACAAAGTCTATCCCGGGCCGCAAGAAGTCCGCCATGTCCTCGCCTACGGTGAACGTGAAGCCATCGGCTGACATTTCCCGCCCGATGAAGGCATCCGGGTCCATGTCGAACTCAAGACAGGTTTCCCGGATGTAGTGGGCCACCGTGCCCTCTGCCGCGAACTCGCTGGAGTCACGTTCCCCGATCTCGTCGCAGAGAGCGACAGAGCCAGGGCACCGCATCCAACGATGAGCGCCAGAGGGCGAAAGGCGGGCGTGTTCGCTCATCCGAAGCGGAAACCTACGGACGCGAGCATCTGGTCTTTGTTGTCCAGAGAGGCTTTGACCCCCGCTTCGTCGGATTCCAAGTAGAAGGCAAGCTGGGTGCGTTGCGTCTGGGTGTATGCCGATGTCTGAAAGCTGCCGATGTGATGGCGGCAGTTGTTGAAAACGGCCAGCTTCTTGTTCCCAGCATCGCCTGCCAGGAAACGTGCTACGATCTCGTTCATCTCCTCGAAAGAAATTTCCGGGCGAACGGGGACCCCAAACTCGAAATCCCCGTCAGCACCACCGTCGAGCGAGACTACCACCGAGAGATAGGGTGTTCCGGGGATGTCCTTGTCCAGGGTCCATTCCTCCTCCCAACCTTCCCCTTGCAAGGTCCACTTCTGGCCCGGGTCCTCGTTTGCCGCAAGGATCGCCTCGCGCAGTTCTTCGCGGGCGTGGTCGAGGTTTTCTGCGCCCCATATCGCCTTGACGGTTGCGTCGAACCAGTCCTGGGCGTCGTCGTCCTCGATCAGAAAATCGAACAGTTCCGACAGGGAATCCTCCTCGTAGTCGTCGTCGTCGTCGTCGTCCTCGATCGCCTGGTTCATCGTCTTGGTCATCGCTTTGACCATCTCGGAGAACTTGCCGGGTACGCTGGGGCGGTCGTCGATCAGGTTGCCCTGGGCCTCGGCGTCCAAGAGGATCGCGCAGCAGGCCATGACGTGCCCGAGGTGATGCACCCCGGAGTCCTCGGCGTTCTGCTCGCCGTCCCACCAGGAGGCCAGGTGCCGGAAAGCGGCGTTGTAGTAGACCGAGGCTGCGACAGAGTTCTCGCGCCAGTTGGTCAGGCCGTACTTCTCAACGCCGTCCCGCATACCGTTGCCGCAATGCAGCAGCGCGACCACGGGGACGCCGTGGATGCCCGGCTTCGCGGTTCCGTAGGCGCTTTTGGGGTTGGAGTCAGGGAGGGCGTAGGGCTTGCGGGTCATATCTAACCTTTCGGGTGAATTTCAAAGCGGGGGCCGCCCCCAACAGGGAGGAAAAGGGCAGCCCCCGGTGACGAGTTACCCGAGCGGGTCGTCGTCACCTTCCGCGACCGGGATCAGAGCGTCGATCTCGTCGAAATCGACTTCCAAACCGGCCATCCAGTACGTGATGTATCCCGCAACGCGAGCGCGCTCGGAATCATCAGCGAGATCGGTCAGCTTCTTCGCGCCGAGGTGGGCCAGTGCGCCGACAAAGTTGCCCTTGTTGGTGTCGCGCTCGGCCTCATCGTCTGTCGCAAGGAACTTACCGGCCAGCTTGTGCAGAGCGTCGTGGCCGACCGCCTCCTCAAGTTCTGGCTTTTCGACCGTCTTGGCTTCCGCCTCGGCCTTCTTCTTCTCAGCAGCCAGGCGCTTCTTCTTCGCGGCGGCTGTCTCTTTCGGGGCCTCGTCCTCGGACTCTTCCGGCTCCTCTTTGGGTGCCTCTTTCGGCTCCTCTTTCGGGGCGGCGGCTTTGCCTTTGGACGCCGCAACCGCAACGTCGGCCAGTTTGGCGTGGGCCACAGTGTTCTCTTTGATCGCGGTCGTCAGTTCCGCGAGCAGGGTTTCGATGCTCATATTGATGCTCCTCAACAGTCTTTGGTGTGCGTGGCGAATCTGCCAACTTCACAAACGTACTGCACTACATGTGGTGGTTTCAACCAAAAAGTTATCTTTACCTATTTGGGGTACGGATGGTACTACTGGCGAGCCTTGAGGCATTAACCAGGAGCCATAAAAAATGAGCAAAGCCCCCGCCACCACACCCCCGCGCCGTTATTCCTTTGGCCCGTTGTACGACTTTCTGGCCGAAGTTTTCCCGAATCACCGCAGCGCAAAAGGCCTATTTGATGTGCCGAATTTCGGCAAAGACCTCGGGTATTCTCACGAAGCAATCTATCGCTCGCTCCGTGGACGGGACCTTTTGAGCCAGAATGTTGCGCTGAAAATTATGAAACTCTCCCGGACGGACGCGGCTATCCGCCCGATCTATTGGGACGACCTTGTTCCCTACGTCGTGCATAGCTACGAGGAGTTCCGCAAGCCCGCCAGCGCGCCCGCCGCCGAGATTGACGACCTTCTCGGCTGAACACCTTCCGCAAACGAAATAATCGAAACACGCGGGAGCCGAAAATGAGCGACACCGAAAACCTACTCGTCAAATACTGCGTCGGCACAAAAACCGGCACCGCCCTCGGCGGGGTTAAGAACAAGAAATCCACTTGGGCAAAGTTCGCGGCGATGTTCGACCGAGACAACATCCTCGTGGACACCTCGACCACCTTCGCAAAATATGTGGCCCTGGATTCCGACGCCAAGCTGATCAAAAAGAGCGCGCCCGGCAACTGGCTCGCCGCGCATTTCAACGATGGCCGCCGCAAGCTGGTGTGCCAGGTTGCGCGGTACTTCATCGTGTTCGACATCGACAATGTGACGCCGGATCAGCTTGAACACATCCTGTCCGATGAGTGCGAGATCAACCAGTTCCTATGGCTCGGCCACACAACGCGGGCACACTGTCCCGAGAAGCCGCGCGTTCGCATGATGCTGCCGGTCAGCCGGGGGATGGACGCGACCGAGACCAACGCGATCACCCGCCTCCTGTCTCTCCAGCTTGCCGAGGACCCCGACGAGGCGATCGAGATTCCCGACCTGGTGTCGTTCCGCTACAACCAGACCATGTTCCTGCCCTCGATCTCGAAGGGCCAGGACTATTGGGTCCGCGAGAGCGCGGGCGAAGTCCTGGACGTGGACGCTTTCCTGGCGGAGAACCCTGGCTGGGACGATTTCACTTTCCTCCCCTACCAGGAGGCCGAGAAGGCCCGGGCGATCGCGGACCCGAGCCGCCGGATGGAGGACCCGCGCGAGAAAAAGGGGATCATCGGGGCCTGGTGCCGGACCTACTCGGTCGAGGAAGTGATCGCGGAGTTCCTGCCGGACATCTACGTCCCGGGGGATAGCAGCACCGAGACCCGCTATACCTACACCCTGGGCACCGGCTCCAACGGGGCCGTGGTCTACGACGGCGGACTGTTCCTCCACTCCAACCACGGCTCGGACCCTATCCAGGGGCAGGCCAACGCCTTCGACCTGGCCCGGAACCACCTGTTCGGGCACCTGGACAAGGATGCTCGAACCGACACATCCCCGGGCAACCTGCCGTCCTACAAAGCGATGGTTGAGTTCGCCAAGAAAGACCCAAAGGTCTCGGCAGAGGAGTTTTCTGCTCTCGTGGACGAGTTCGATTGGGACGACGAGGATGATGATGACGAGGACGAGTCCGAAAAAGACACACATTTTTCTGACATCGACGACCTCCTCGGGCCAGCGCCCAAGCCCAAGAAGTCCGAGCCGTCCGTGGCCGACCTGCTTGGTGACACCGACGACGACGACGCGGAATACGACATAGCCGACGAGTTCGACGATTACCCCGAGGACGATGAGCCGGAGGAGAAGCCCAAGAAGAAAAAGGCCGACACTTCCTGGACCTTGAACCTGCGCCGCAAGGCGAACAACGACATCGAGCCGGTGTTCCAAAACGCCGCGCTGATCTGTTTGAACGATCCGCGTCTCGCCAACAAGATCGCCTTCAACGAGTTCTCCAAGGACCCGCAGGCGCTCGGCCAGATCAAGATGAAACAGATGCCCCTGCCTACGAATCCCGTCCTTAAAAAAGACGGAGAATTTGGGCGCGAGTGGCAGGAGAATGAGGACATCGCAATCCGGCTGCTCTGCTCGGTCCCCATCGAGCGGGGTGGCTACGGGGTCGATTTCCCGAAGGCCCTGATCCAGGACGCGGTATTGGCCGCTGGGATGGTGAACAAGATTCACCCACCCAAGGCGTTCGTCGAGAAGTGCCATAAGCGATGGTTGGAGGAGGGTTCGCCCACCGGGTTCATCGAGCAGATCGCGCAGAGATACCTGGGCTGCCCGGATACACCTTTCCACCGGGAGTCCTCCCGGATGCTCCCGATCGCCGCTGTGTGCCGCCTCTGGGAGCCGGGGTGCAAGTACGATCAGTTGACGGTCATCCAGGGCGTGCAAGGCTCGCGGAAATCGACCTTCTGGCGCATCTTTTTCAATAACTACTTTGGGGAACTCTCGAAGCAGTTCGACAAGCCCGACCGGATGATCGAGTCCATGCGCGCCAAGTGGGGCCTGGAGTTCGGTGAGTTGGCTGCCGCTAAGAAGCAAGAGAACGAGGACGTGAAAGAGTTCCTGGCAAAGCAGGATGACCGGCACCGGCTGGCCTATGCCTCCCGCGTCGAGAACTACAAGCGCCAGTGCGTCTTTGTCTCCTCGACGAACAATGACGACTACCTGTCCGACCCGACCGGGCTGCGGCGCTTCTGGGTTTGGCACACCACCCGTACACGGGCCAAGCCGACCGACACAGCACACCTCAAGGCGAACCTCTGGCGCATCTTTGGCGAAGCCTACCAGGCGTACCTCGACATGCGGGCAGCCCAGCCCTACGGCGATCTGTGGCTCGACCTGGTGAGCCAGGAGGCTATCGAGGAGGCCGAGGAGATCGCGCAGGGCAGCCGCAAGCAGTCGGCCACCGAGGCGATCTCAGAGGTCATCGAGGAGTGGCTTGATCGCCGCGTGGGCATCGAGGAGACGCGCAACACGGTGAGCGACCCCCTGGACGCTCAGTTCGACGACGACGAGGATGCCGGGGGCGTGCGCTTCTACCGGAACATGGTGACGGGGGCTATGGCCTACGAGGCGCTGTCTGGCGAAAAGATAATGTCGGCCTATCGGAACGCCACGCCCGCGACCTACGGGAAGGCTCTCAAGCTGATCAAGGGCTGGACGGCGATGAGCAAGTGCCGCCGCCACGGGGCGCAAGCGGTCTGGTTCCACCGGGTCGAGGACGGCCCCATGTGGGTCGAAGCCCCCGAGGAGCAAGCGGACGACGGGCTGCCAGCGGCGGTCGAGGAGGCCAATATCGACGACCTCCTGGGGTGATATGACTCCGAATCCTGGCAATTCTACAATTCATAGAACCCGGTCGAAAGATCGGGTTTTTTGCTGTTTCACTGTTCTATAGAATGTTGAACGGCATATTTTGGGGCAAACGGGCGTGCTTACCGGGGTTTGGTCTAGTTGCCGTGAATCCGGGAATCCTACACTAGACCCCCTGAAACCCCTTATTTATATGGCCCAAACCGGGGGGTGGCACAGTGGTCTGGTAGTTTTCCCTATTGTTGCCCCCCCTCTGGAGATAATACCAATATATAGTTTAACCATTAAACCATTTAGTATTATCTATTTCTACTCTCACTCCTATATAATTATTACTAGACCACTAGAACAGAGGTTGACTTTAGCCATATAAATAAGGGGTTTCAGGCGGTCTAGTAACCGGAAAACGCTACTAGAACGTACCAGACCACTAGAACACCTGCCGAACGGCTGAATCGACCTGCCTTCGGGCAGAAAATTTCCCCGCAAGATCGGCAACGGGGATCGGCAGTCGGACCGTTCGCGCCAGGTTT